CACAAGGTTGTCTTACCAGAACTGATGAGTCATGTCAAGGACGGATTATATGCATCTTACATATTTCTTTGTTCTTCTATGTCCCGTCTATCCAATCTTGACGTGATCGCAGATTTAGTTATAACACTAATTTCAACAACCGGTGTCATAGCCGATTATGTCTTAGAAGCCATAAAGAAAACCTTTAGCTGGGTTGCGAAATTGTCTTCCAGAGAGGCGGACGTCGTATCACAAGGCTCTGAAGAAGAACTGGGAGGCATAATTTCAAGCATGTTTGTTTGGCTACCTTGGTCCATCGATTCTGGACTAGGCAAGGCCTTTTCCGGTTCACGGTTAAAGGAAAGTGTCAAGAAAGTCTTAGACGAGCTAAGCAACATTAAGAAACATCATTCTAGCATCACCTTTTGCCTTCAGTTAGGCAAGAGCGTGTTGCAAACGGTGATGGGATTGTTGGGCTGTGAAGACATTTTGAGAGGACTCATGACCTATCCAATCTTGTTGGACATTAAGGCTTTCACTGATGACTTGGAGAACAAGCTTTCGACAGGTCAGTACGTCGTTACAGAGAACGACGCTCTTCAAGTGAGGGAATTTAAGTCCAGACTGCGAGAAGACATTGAAACCGCGGGCTCTAGAAGTCCCGATTTAGTTGGTCTTAAAGATGCAGCTAGGAGATTGTCCAAGCTCCACCAATTGACTGAAGTTGTTTTTGCTCAGTTAAAGAAAAGAATTCAACCAGTTGTTGTGATGATGACTGGGAGCCCTGGCGTGGGCAAGACTACAGTAATGGTAGCAATTCAGCAAGCCTTATTGGCGGCGTCCGCCGTATCGATCGAAGAACTTAATAAGATCGATCCGGAGGACCCACTTAGTAAGGGCGTTTGGCATTGTAATACCAATTCGAATTTTGCCGACGGCCTCAAGCCAGGTGTGGATATCGTTTCGCTCGATGAATTCATGGGGAAAAAGGACACAGGTTCTGGCCCTGATGAATCCGTTGTAGGGTTTATTGGTATGGCCAACACCACACCTTATATTCCGCTTATGGCAGTGGCGGAGCAAAAAGGTCACATGCATTTTGACCCTAAGTACATTACTGGGACGACAAATGCATTGAAGATGGGACCAGAACAGATGCGCTCTGTTACTGATCCCAAGGCCATAACAAGGAGGTTTGATTTCCCGTTAATAGCCGAGTGCAAACCAGAGTTTTGGATTTCCGATACAAACAGGAAGGTAGACCCTGCGAAGGTCGCTGCTGCAAACGCAGTAAGACCAGAGGGAGATCCCTTGGTAAACCCTACGAAATTAATGAGGTGGGATTACAATCTAGGAAAGATAGATGATACAAACCCTGAGGTCTTTGAGCCTATAGAGTTGGCTGCTGCTATGATCGAGCTAAGGAAAGTTCGGTTAGAGTATGCAAGAAACACCAAGGCTGCTTCCAGGGACTTGTTTGACCATTTCAAGAGACTTCGTTTAGCTGAACTTATGGAACCCGTTGTAGAACAGGGTTTCGATGCGGCCATTATCCCTAAGAAGAAGATATTGGAAGAAGAAGGAGATTCTAAGGAAGAACCTTTGACGGAAGAAGAAATGGAAGCCGAAGGGGCGAAATTCGTTACTAGACACATGAATAACATGCTCAGTAGATCCATGGATTTTGAATGGCCTTCCATTTTGAAGCCCATTATTGATAATTTACCCTCTAAGTTCGCAATTGCCGCGGCCTTGACGGCCTTCACAGGTGCGTTGTTGATAGCAAGGAATTTTGCGGCGAAGAGTTTTTCCTACCAATCTGCCGTGACAGTGCTTAAAAACGCTCCACGAAGGATCAGCAGGATTAAAAGAGGTGTGAAAGCCAAGGTAGTTTTGCCGCAGGCTGGAGAAGCCGACAATAACGTGATGATCAAAGTTATTAATAATAGGTTTGAACTGCATCTTGGCAAGCTCGGAGCCAACAACAGAGTCATGTCCACGAATAGAGAGTGTATGACCACCTGCCTAGGTGATTCTACGTTCTTTTTGCCCGCTCACACTTATCACACCATTAAAGATAAGTATCAATCAGGAGAACACGAGGACACAATGGTGGAGTTTCGCAAGCCCAACTGCAAAGGAGGAGGCGTGACTTGCACTTTGTACGACTTCTTGACTTATGTTGTTGTTGAAGAAACGCCTCACAAGCCTCACGAGGACAAGTGTTATGTCAGGCTTCCCAAGAACGCTCTACCAGCCTGTAAGAGAATCACACAACTTGTGATTCGCAATTACAGAGGTGGTGATTGCGTATGGGTCACAGATAGGAACGGAGAAATAGATGCCGTTGCTGTCAAGACCACATTGACTGGCGTTGATTACAACGGCTTCAAGAATGCCTCCACCGTGTATTATGACCTCGACACGAGGGCTGGTGATTGTGGTTCCTTGCTATTCGGAAAGGACGCATCGGGCCAATTAGGTCTGGTCGGTTTTCACGTTGCTGGGAGAAATGGACATGGCTCTCTAGGGGGCTTTGCTCAAACTTTCAGTAGTGATCTGGACGACATAGCTATGGATGGAATTGGAGAAGGAAGAGAAATCAAAATTCCCGACTGCATAAAGTCTAGGATTAAATTCCTGAGCCCCGTCCATCAAGCTGTCGGTAATATGGAAAAGATCGCTGTGGTAAAAACACCCAGGACCAATCCAAAGAGCAAGATCATTTTAGCTCCCTTGGCATCCGTGTATCATGAGGGGCTGGGTTTAGAACCCGTCAAGATGAAGCCTTTTAAGAACAAGTCTGGGGAATTCGTCGTTCCTGAGAACAATGCAAGAATGCGCTATTCTAAAACTGCCTTTGTCATAGATGAGGGTGAGTTGAAGGCCACTGAGCATGCAGTCTTGAAGCGTATAATGAGAGATAGCACTAGTTGTGTCGCAAGTAGGATAAGTACTCACGAAGCAATGGCTGGTCCCGGTAACGTGAGAATGATGAACAGGAGGAGCAATATCGGCTACGTTGAGACTATCCTTTACGGTTCAAAAGACAAGATATCCATTATGGGTAGTGAAGGAGAAGTTGATACGAGCGCCCCCATGTACAAACAGTTTGTTAAAGACTGTGACGAATATGAGAGGAAGGTTCTTTTGGGAACTCCAGACAAGGTCAGTACGGTTGCAGACACTGACATCTTTTCTGACTTCCTTAAAGATGAACTTAAGTCTAGTGCGAAGGTGCAAGCCGGAGCGGACAGGAAAGTTTCTGGTTCTGGCGCACTTGCCACT